TATAAATACTAGTATGGCAACAAGTTATGCACTATCAAGACAACCAGATGTGTTGGATTATGCAAGTCCAACACAGTTTAGTTTTGTAATCAATCAACTACCAAAGGTGCAGTTTTTTACTACAGCTTGCAGTTTGCCAGGTATTACTCTGGGAACAACAACTTTTCCTACCAGATTTACACAAGTTCCAATTCAAGGTGATAATGTAACATTTGAAAGTTTCAGTTTATCCTTTATTGTTGATGAACATCTTGAAAATTATTTGTCTCTTCACGATTGGATAACTGGAGCTGGTTTTCCAAAGTCCACGGAGCAGTTTCAAACCTTTAGAGATGAAACTTCTGAAACTTCAGATGTTGGTTATCAAAAAGCAGGAACAAGAACTGGTATGGTTACAAAGTCAGACAGAAATATGACTTCTGACTCAACACTAACGATACTATCTAACAAAAATAATCCCATTGTTGAAGTTAGATTTCGTGATATGTTCCCCACGTCGTTGAGTGCACTCAATTATGATCAGAGTGCAACAGATGTTGATTATATGAAAGCAAATGCAACTTTTGAATATCAATTATATGAAATTATAAAACTTTAGGATGATACATGGACAAATTGAGTGAGCTCGCAGCAGAGTCTAAGCGAGATTTAGATATTGATGATACCTTTGAAAATTTACACCAAGAATCATATAAGAACCAAAGAATTCGACCCAAATGGAGTGAGTACAAAGCAAAGTACAAACTTCTAATATTCCAACTGAAAGCTGACCATCGCAGACTATACTTAAACAAGTGGGAATATTACGCGGGCAAAGCTGACCCAAAAACTTATTCCGAAAAACCATTTGATATGAAAGTTCTCAAGACAGATCTTGATATGTATATCAATGCAGATGAAGAAATAATTGAAAGTGAAAAGAAGATTGAATATTACAAAACAATACTGGGTCTTATTGAAGATACACTAAAAAGTATAGAACAAAGAGGTTGGGATATTAAGAACGCCCAACAACAGCAGATACATTTGGCTGGAGGTTTTTGATATGGTTGATGTGAAAAAAATTAGTTTGTTCCCTACACAAATATATTCATTTAAAAGTGAAATGTCTGATGAACAGAATCAACTTATGTTGAATTATATTCACGGTAAATTTGATAACAAATACAGAGATGCACGCACAGGAGAGGGTGTGCCTTTTGGATTAGAACAGGGCGAAGATACTCTACAGAATATAGATGTTTTTAAACCACTAGTATATCTTGCAGAAGAACTCAGCAGAAATATATTTATTAATGAAGGATATAAGGAACAAAAAGTAGAAATAACTCAGATGTGGGCAAACAAACAAGAGAGTGGTAGTATACATCCACCCCACACGCATTCTAATAATTTACATTCTGGTATATACTATTTGAAAGCTGGTGAGAATACTGCTAACACACAGTTTTTTGAACCAAGACCACAGGTTAAATGTCTTGTTCCGAAAAGAGAAAAATTTATTATAGCTAACTCTAGTATGTTTCAAGTAAATTCTAAAACTGGAGAGGGAGTTATTTTTCCATCTTGGTTGCAGCATTGGGTGCCGCCGAATAAAGATGAACGTATTACAATTTCTTGGAATGTAATCATACGTGGCGAGTATGGAGAGGATAATACACTCCAAAATGCTAATATCTAAGAAGGATGAAGTACATCTTGTATTATCAGATGTAGAACCATCTATCGCAGCAGAACTAAACGACTTTTTCACATTCGAGGTTCCTGGCTTCAAATTTATGCCTGCATATCGTAGTCGTATGTGGGATGGTAAAATTCGTTTATTCAATATTCATACGGGAGAAATTTACGTTGGACTTTTACCTTACATAGAAGAGTATCTGCAAAACTCAAATGTAAAGTTTGAACTTGAAAAGGGTGTGGTGAGTAAAAGGCCTATCTCAAGAAAAAATGTTGAGGGTTTTGTAGAATCCCTAAAACCTACTCTTGGTGGTAAAAGAATCTCACTAAGAGATTATCAAGTTGATGCGGTTGCACATGCGATTGCATCAAACCGAGCTCTTCTCATTTCACCTACTGCATCTGGTAAGTCACTCATCATATATTCTCTTGTTCGTTACTATCACATCAAGAAACTGAAAACACTTATACTGGTTCCCACTACTTCATTAGTAGAACAAATGTACAAAGACTTTGAGGATTATGGTTGGGATGCAGAAATCTATTGTCAAAAAATTTATCAGGGGCATGACAGAAACATAACCAAGGATGTAGTTATATCAACATGGCAATCATTGCATAGAATGCCACCAAGATACTTCAAACAGTTTGGTTGTGTGATAGGAGATGAAGCTCATTTGTTCAAAGCAAAGTCTCTCACTGGTATCATGACTAAACTAAACAAATGCAAATATAGGTTTGGTTTAACAGGAACACTGGATGATACTCAAACACATCGTCTTGTTCTAGAGGGATTGTTTGGAAGATCTAAATATGTTATAACCACTAAAGATCTTATTGATAATAAGACATTGGCTAACTTAGATATTAATTGCATTGTGTTGCAACATTCTTCTGAAGACAGTCAAAAAGTAAGAGATTTTGATTATGCACAAGAACTGGAATTTATCATCACAAAACCTGAAAGGAATGATTTTCTTGTTAATCTTATGGGGCAGCTCAATGGTAACACACTATGTCTTTTTCTATTCGTAGAAAAACATGGTCAGGTTTTGTATGATTTGTTAAAGGATAAATATAAAGACAAACCAATATTCTTCGTATATGGTGGTGTGAATACAGAAACCAGAGAAGAAATTAGAGAGATAATTGAAAATGAAACAAATGCAATCATTGTTGCGAGCTATGGCACCTTTAGCACTGGTATCAACATTCGTAATATCCACAACATCGTGTTCTCTTCACCGTCCAAGTCTAAAATCAGAGTCTTGCAGTCCATCGGAAGAGGCCTGCGAAAGACTGACACTAAAAGTACCATTCGATTATTCGATGTTGCCGACGACCTCAACGTCACTGATACTAAAGTCAATTTTTCATTAAGACATTTTTACGAACGCCTTAAGATATACAAGAGCCAACAATTCAACTATAAAGTCAATAGGGTTAAACTATGAAAGAATCAGTTACAATTCTAAAATTGACCAATGGTGAAAATATTATTGGAAAGGTAGTAAAATCTGAAAATACTATAGATATATCTTTGCCATTAAAATTTATGATTATGCCAAAAATGACAGAGACTGGGTTTGCTGAATCTTTAAGTTTATCACCTTGGATTCATCCACTAACGGATGAAGAATATATAACTATAAACTCTAACCACGTTATTATGTCTACACTAGCATCAAGCGCTCTAACAAGTTACTATATTCATTGTGTTGATCAATTTAATATCGCTAAAAAAGACGCATTTCTTTATGAATCAGAATCAGAACCAACGAATGAAGAGCTAGAAGAGATTGAAGAAGAGGAACTTAAAGAGTTTATAAGGAATATAGAACCAGATAAAACTATTCATTAACCGCCCCACATAGGCTATTATAGGGATGTAGAGACTGTCTGTCAAGTGTTTTTACAACTATATTGACATATTTGTATCTTTGTGGTATATTATATCATCAAAGGAGATTAAACGTGACTAAGAAAAAAAGTGTTCATTATGTGGACAATAAAAAGTTTCTACAAGCTATGACAGAGTGGAAAGAAAATTGTGCCATGGCAGAAGAGGCAGATGATCCCAAACCACCTCTAACAAATTATATTGGTGAGTGTTTTCTAAAAATTGCAACCCATTTATCCTATCGTCCAAATTTTATTAATTACTCATATCGTGATGAAATGATATCTGATGGCATTCAGAATTGTTTGCAGTATGCACATAATTTTGACCCAGAAAAATCTAAAAATCCATTTGCGTATTTTACACAGATAATTTACTATGCCTTTATCAGGCGTATAGCGGTAGAAAAGAAACAGACGCATGTTAAAAATATGATGATTGAAAAACAAAGTTATGAATCTTTCGTAACAATGGAAGGTGATGATACTGTGTATAATATTGATCTTCCATATGATGTTTTATTGAATCATCTGGATCATAATGTGGAAGTACGCGAGACTAAGAAACAAGAAACTAAAAAGAAAGGTTTAGAAATCTTTATGGAGAAAGACGCTTGAAAATAGCATTGGTTACCGATACTCATTTTGGAGCGAGAAATGATAGCCTTGCATTCAATGATTACTTCTTTGAGTTCTATGAGAAAATTTTCTTTCCTTATCTCAAAGACAACAACATAACCACTGTTGTTCATCTCGGTGATGTGATGGACAGAAGAAAGTTTGTATCCTACAGAATCGCAAAGGATTTTCGTGAGAGGTTTATAGACCAATTTACGGGTATTGATTTTCATATGATTGTAGGCAATCACGATACCTATTACAAAAACACCAACTCAGTTAATTCTCTGCAAGAACTGGTGGACGGTAAGCACAGTAATATCACAGTATATCCAGAAGCCACTGAAGTAGATTTTGACGGATGTAAGGTATTGTTTGTACCCTGGATTAACAGTGAGAATATGTCTAACACCATGAAGATGTTGAAAACATCCACTGCACAAATCTGTATGGGCCATTTAGAGTTGAATGGTTTTGAAATGCAGAAAGGATTTTTCATGGATCATGGTTGGGACAAAAATGAATTCAACCGTTTTGATATGGTAATGAGTGGCCATTATCATCACAAGTCTGATGATGGACATGTATATTATCTCGGCACACCATATGAAATCTATTGGAATGACTGGGGTGACCCAAAAGGATTTCATGTGTTTGACACAGAAACAAGACAACTAGAACGTATCGTAAATCCCTTGACAATATACTCTAAAATATATTATGATGATAGTGCAGAGATGAATGATGACATGACACAATACAAGGATAAGTATGTCAAGTTGATTGTGGTCAACAAGAAAGACCTTTACC